CATCACCGCTGTCATCACGAGGATCTACAAGTAGGATCCTCTGCCGGCACGCGGCCAACGGTAGAAAGGGGAGGGGCGCTTCGGCTCCCCTCCCCCCTTCACGGGAGAGTATCATGGCAGGTAAGTATCTCATCGAATATGTCGGCACCGAGGGCAACGTCTCTATTTGCCATCGCATACTCGGTCGTATTCGATTCCCAGACAATCCCAAGTACGGCGGCCGGCGAGTCGTGGAGGTCCCCACCGCAGAGATCCTCGACGACATGCTCAAAGCCGGCAATCCCTACGGCATCCGTCCCGCTCGTTACGAGGAGCCCTCCGACCTATTGTCCCTCCACGAGAAGCGCTTGGTAGTGGACGTGCTCGTCGACCTGGGGCTTGTGGACTCCCTCATCGCCAATAGCTACCTCAATGGCGATGCACCCCCCGGGATGGGGCCACCGCTGCCCGCCGTCAAGGCCAGTGAGTATGCCCTGGAGTTGGCCATCGAGCACAATATCGATCTGACCAAGATCACCGGCACCGGCAGGGACGGCTCGATCCTCAAAGCCGACGTCGAAGCTGCGATCGAGGCAAAAGGATAACCCATGGCATTCGCCCCCTCAGACGTGCGCTCTCATGTCGGCGGCCGGGTCCACAAGGACGTCAGCTCGAGCACGGGCGACGACTACACGGACGTCACCTTGTGGATCGTCCAAGCGGCACGCTACCTGCAGCGGGTCAACGATTGGACCTGCCACAAGGAAGAGTTCAGTCTGACGCTGACGGCGAGTACCTACATCTATCCCTTCTCGTCCGCCGTCTGGAGCAGCGCAGCGCTGACCCGACCACGTAAGATCCAGGGTGATTCTATCCGTCCGATCGGCACCAACAACAACCTCCGATGGGTCGACGAGATCGAAGAAATCGGCCGACTACTGGGCGGCCAATGGAGGGACTCAGCCACTGGCGACGTGGTGCCCAAGTATGCCACCTCGCGCAGCAATAGCCTGATCGTAGCCGGCAAGCCGAGCGCGGCCTTTATTGCCGATTTTGCTACACTCGAGGGCTACTACTTCCAGAGCGAGCAGCTGGACACCTCGTCTACCGATTGGGAGACCACTGACTTCGCCTTCCATGAGGACTTCTTCATGGACCTCGTTGACCTGTCCGTCACTTTCGGGCTGCAGCAGGAGGACGAGTCTGAATTCCGCACCATGCTGCAGCAGTGGAACCAAGTGCGCCTACCGGAGCTGCGTGGCTACGACGAGACACCGCATTCTGACGAGCAGCTCGAGACAGTTGGCTGGTATGGCTCTGTTGAGGGCGAGACCTACATCTACTGAGGGGTGATGTGCCCAGAGACAGATCAGTCCACCGCATAGAAGCCTTCCTCGGAGAGAACAACCGAGATTCGCTGACCAATCAGAAGGTCTTCGGTCGTATCCAGGCGAAGCTCTATCGGTTGCGCAATTACCATCTCATTGGACACGGGCGGGCCCGTAAGCGCTTCGGGTACAAGTCCTACGTGGCGGCCAAGATCGGTGGCGCCAATCCCGTCCAGGGTCTGGTGATGCGCGAGTTTGGCACCTCCCGGCAGCTGGTGGGTTGCTCTAACGGTTTGATCAAAGTGCTGAGTGGGTCGACCTGGTCAGACGTCACCGGCACCGTTACGGCCGCCACTGGTGATGACGCCCAATATCGCTTCGGCCATTTTACCGATGGCCAGGCTGGTTACCTCTTAGCCACCGATGGCGTTAATGAGCCCTGGGCCTACTCTGGAACTGGCAATGCCCAGGTGTTGTCTGACCTGGGGCCTAATGCGCCCTTGCTCGCCACCGACATTAAGGAGTTTCGCGGTCATGTCTTCTCGCTCTACGAGCACTCCCTGGACTTTAGTGCCTATGGGGTGTTCAACTGGGCGGACGGCAATGTGATCGACTCGTCCCGCGATTCCTACGGCGTAGCTCTCGAGCAGCACTCCAGGGACGCCCTATTGGCCTTCTACGAGCGCCAAGTCTATCGAATTATGCCCAACGAGCGCGAGGGCCCGCCGTTCCTCTCCTTCGCTGTAGAGGGGTCTGAGGGATGCATCTCACGCAGTTCAGTGGCAACCAAGGACGGCTGGACCTACTACGCCACCCGGCGCGGCATCCGCCGCATTGGCTTCCGAGGTGACGGCTGGCGCGATGAGTTCATCGGGCGTGAGATCGAGGCCTACTGGGACGAGCTGAATCGCGACCGGCGGGCGGAGATTGTCGCTGTGGTGCGCGGCGAGCCATGGAACGAGATTCTTTTCATCGTAACGCATTCTTCGGCGGCGACGAACCACAACTCCATCCTCTGCTGGAATACCCAACTGGAGGGCTGGTCGATCTGGCCGCAGTCGCAGACCTCCGGCAAGCTCGCCTTCAGCCATGGCTGCAACTTCGTCGACGGCGACGGTATCCCACGCACCATCATGGGCGACTACAACGGCAATATCGTCGATGCTTTCGGCCACACCCTGGCGGACACCGGCTTCACGGACGATGGCGCCAACGTCGAGACCACATTTACGACCGGGTTCCTGGCCATGGGCTACTCCGGCATGAAAGGACTGCGTCAGTTGGCCCTGGATGTCGAGACCATCGACACCAAGGACTTCAACATCGTAGTCGAGCCCATGGGGCGCTCCCCGGTGAGCACCCACACGCTTCGCGCTGGAGCTGGTGGCGACGTACTCAACGTGAGTTTTATTCTCAATCAGAGCGTGCTGTCTGTATCCACCGTCACGCAGGGCCAGACGCCTATCGCGTCGAGCGGGCGCTATTTCAGTGTCGAAATCAAAGAGGATGAGGCGACGTCAGCTCCACACGTCATCTCGTCAGCCGCATTGCCGTTTGTGCGCAAGAGCACAAGGATGACTTGAGATGACCGAACCTGTAGATCCTCTGGGCGCCGACCCTAACGATCCTAACGAGCCAGACGTTGGAATCCAGACGCCGCCATCCCTAACGGCAGCGCAGAATATGCTCCCCAGCCTGGGGGCCCCAGAAGACAACGCCGATCGGGACCGCCTCTATAAATACCAGGCCCAGCCCTACTTTAAGGATCTGGAGAAGCAGCGCCGTCAGGACGAGCGCTACTTCGAGGGCCAGGGACTACGCTGGTCTGGCGGCACCGACAGCCGTCGCGACGTCTACGACCGACGCACCGAGGAGACCTACAAATACCTCGGCGAGTCTGTTATGGCACCGCTGATTGCTGGAGAGCGTGAGCAAAATCGCGCCGACTACAACGCGATGGTGCAAGCCGGCGCCACTGAGGCTGAGCTGGAGATGGCTCGTAGGAAGTTTAACCTCGAATACGACACCTCCCTGGCGCAGTTGTCGATCCAGCAGGCCCAGCAGCAGCTGGCGGAGACCAACTCGGAAGCCGAGCGCGATGCGCTGATGCAGCGCCTGACGATCGAGCAGGCTCAACAGTGGCTGTCCGAGACCAATTCAGAAGCAGAGCGGTCTGCCCTGCTCCGTCGCTTGGCGATGGAAGAAGAGGAATTGTCGATCGCCCAGGCGCAGCAAGCCTTGTCCGAGGTCAACTCCGCCGCCGAGCGGGACGCCCTCTTGGCGCGGGTGTCTATCGAGCAAGCTCACCAGATGCTGCAGGAGACCAACTCTGCCGCCGAGCGGGACGCACTCAAGCGCCGCCTCGGCATCGAGGAAAGCCAGCTTGAGCTTGAAGAGCGCCAGGTCACAATCAATGAGGCAGCGCAGATGCTGGCGGAGGTCAACTCCGTCGCTGAGCGTGAAGCACTACTGCGTCGATTGCTGGTAGAAGAAGGCGGCCTGGCGATCCAGGGCCGCCAGGTGTCCGTCCAGGAAGCAGCACAATCCCTCTCGGAGCTGAACTCTGCCGCCGAGCGCGAGCAGATGCTCCACAGTATGGGCATCCAAGAAGGCCAGCTTGTGCTGCAGGCGCGTACGGTGTCAGTGCAAGAAGCTGCTCAAGAATTGGCCGCGCTGAACTCCACGGCCGAGCGCGAGCAGATGCTGCACGCGATGGGGATCCAGGACGGCCAACTTGCATTGCAGGGTCGCACGGTGTCGGTGCAGGAAGCGTCACAGGAACTGTCGGAGTTGGATTCCGAGGCAGCGCGGGCGCAGCTGCTGCACAGCATGGGAATCCAGGACGGTCAGCTTGTCCATGAAGGGCGTCAGATTACGGTCAATGAGGCCGCCCAAGCCGTAGCCGCAGCCCAAAGCGCTGCTGAAGTGCAGTCGATCCTGGCCAGCATGGGCTTTTCCCAACAGCAGATCGACATTGCCGCCCGCCAGGTGACCGTGGCGGAGGCAGCGCAGGCGCTCTCGGCGCTTGATTCAGACGCCGAGCGCCAGGCGCTATTCCACAGTATGGGTATCGCCGACCAGCAGATCGACATTGCCGAGCGCCAGGTGTCAGTGGCCGAACTGGCGCAAATGGTCACAGCAGACCACACTGACGCCCAAATCACGGCGATGCTGCACAACATGGGAGTGCAGGACGCACAGCTCGCGCTTGAGGGCCGCTCTGTGACGGTGCAAGAAGCCGCACAGATGATGGCGGAGCTCAACTCGGACGCCGAGCGCCAGGCGCTCCTGCGACGCCTGGGCGTCGAGGAAGGGGCCCTGGTCCTCGAAGGCCGGCGCGTCACGGTCGCTGAAGCGCAGCAGCAAGTCAATGCGCTTGATTCGGAAGCCGCTCGCCAAAACCTACTGGATCAGTTGGGCTTGGGGCGGGATAAGCTGCTCCTCGAAGACACGATTGCCTTCCGAGAAAACCTGCGTGAGCAGACCCGCCTGGGGCTAATGGATCGCCAGGTGGCGATGGAGGAGATCAACGCCGAGCTGGAACGGGCCACAATGCGGGCTCAGATCACCGGCGACTTCACCGACCCGGAGACCATGGAGGTCATCCGCACTCTGCAGGCAGAGGCACTGCTCACCGGCCAGAATCTCGAAGAGCGCAAGACGACCCTC